GCGGCAGAGGATCCTGAGTTCGAGACGTTCTACACAAAGAACATCCTATTGAACGAAGGTCTACGTGCCTGGATGGCACCAGTGGATCAACCCCACGAGAACTTTGTATTCCCAGAAGAAGTATTGCCCCGAGGCAACGCTCTCTGATCTTGAAGAACCCCTTGACAGGGGTTCTTTTTTTGTGTATAATATGGGAGTTCAAGGGAGCCACTGGGCGTCCCTGTTTCTTAACAACGAACTTATGACTACTACTGTATTTCGTCCAGACGGTACCATTGTGCCGTTTATGCCTACCCGTGAGTCCAACGTCTTAGAATCTGGATGGATGGACTATGAAGAATACGCTCTACTTGATGAGGTATTCTGTCAACGTGACACTCTTGCACGTCTGAAGCGTGCACAACAGCACCTGGCAATACTGATGCCTGAACACTGGGTTGTGTTCATTGCCAAACTCACCAAAGATGATGAGATCTTTGGTCGCAAGTACAAAGCAGGTAAGCGTTGGCGTCTTGACTCCAACACCCGTGCAAAGAACTGGTCCGAGGGTGGATCTGATGCGATCCCCAAGGAGGTTTTCTACATCCAGTTCTCTTACGAGTCCTGTCTTCGTATCCAAACTTCGTACAATACCTTCGACTCTCCTGATGCGACTGAGAAAACTCAGGAGAAACTGGTCGGTATCCTGAGTGGTATGTACCGTTACCAACCCAAGTCTAGCAAACTGGGCAAGGGTCAAATCCTTACGGGTCTCCACAAGGCAGCGTGTGCCTATGACCCCGACACCTGGATCATCAATGATCCTGTTAAGGGAACCGAACTGGTCGGTCTGCTTGGCGTCTTCCTTGAGGAGGTGAAGCATCTCGACAACTTTATGAGCACTCCCTCTCACTGGGATCAGCACTGCATCTGTGCAGCACTGCTTGCTATCAAGAAGTACGGTACCCAGAACGATCGTCTGAACAAAGCATTCGCTCAACTGGATCGGATGGCAATGAACAATATGGAAGCAGAGATGGATGGTGTCTCTCACATTGTTCAGGAATGGCGTGAGAAGGACGGTACCATCTTCCCGAACAAGAACACCAAGTACACTGGTCGGGACAATATGGATGACACTGTTCCTTGGATCCTCTACTGCTTTGATCTGTATATTAAAGATCAGAAGCGTAAGCAGATCACCATTCAGCGGAAGCGTGGAGACAAGATGCTTACTTCACGTCAACTCCTTGAGGAATATGTTTCTCCTGGCGATGAACCCACACCTACCCTTCCTGGGCTCTAATATATAAGGGAGTTAGCACTCCCTTTTTTTATGCACGGCAACCTTGAACCTGAAGAACACGTTATGAACAACAACGACAGCAAGTTTACTGAAGAAGCACTCATCAAAGCATACACTGATCTCGGGTGGGATGTGCGAAATGATGACATCCACGTTGAGATTGGTGGCACCTCTGTCTATGGGATTGATGGTGCTGGTACCAAATGGGCTCCTCTAAAAGGAACCCGCAAGTATAACAATGATGCATTCATTGTAATTAAGAATCGCTCCCGAGATCCCATCGTGCCATCTAAGGCACCTGAATAAATAAAAAGAAACTCTGTAAAATACTATGGCAGGTGGTGATAACGGTTGGTTTCAACAGAACTGTGACCCCTCAGATGATCCCAATGCTGGACAGCAGGAGGTTGCATCTGGTGGAGGTCCAGTAAATACTGGTTCTGACGGTGCAACTCCTGCACAGAAGACGGTGAATCAGGTGATCGAGAATCTCCTGGGACAGTGCTACCCGTCTCAAGCACCTCAAACTATTCGGAACTTCGTGCCCGAAGAAGATGATGTGCCCACAGCACAACCAATCGAGTATGACTTCTCTGGTATCTTAGATAGTCTGGTGGGTCTTGGTATTGATCCTGGGCAGGTACCTTCTAAGGTTCAGTTCAGTTTTCCCAATGCCAAAGAACCCACCTCTGGTAGTGTGTGTACCAATGATTTTGGTGAGTACAGTTCTTCCATCAATTGTAAGGAAGAGTTTGATTTCAAACAGTGCATCAAGGATCATATCGACTGCATCTTCAGACCCTACGCAGGAGGGTCCTGGAAACCCCCACAAGCAGACTGTGACACCTTCTCCAGCAGAAGTCAGTACGGACTCTCTAATAAGGTCTGTATCCGCAACTGTGTGCCTCTCCGTGTGCCTATCTGGGAGCACGTAAGTCAGGGTGGTGGAATCGATAGTGCGTACAATCATATGTACTCTCTGTCTGAGTCACCACCACCAGGGTACACTGACACAAAGGTTGCATTCTATGCACACGTAGAAGAGCAACCCAATTCTGATCCATTGTTTGTTTCATATAGCAGCAGCACTCAGGACACTATGCTCACCACAGATCCTGCTGGTGAAAAGAGCACGATGGATGCTGCTGGTATGGGAGCAAGGAATGATGTTCTTGTTTACGTTTACCGTGAAAGTAATAAAATCATTAGTGCCCTTGGTGAAGGTGAGCAAGGTGCACCTCTGTACAGATACTATAATCCAGTTACCCAGGATCATAGGTACACTCTCAACCCTATTGGTGGTGCACCACTGATTGCTAACCTTACTAAGGGGTACTACAGTCTCAGACACGAAGTCGATGCTGATATTCTGATCGAATTTAATTGTCAGAGAGGTGGTGCGTCATATGAAAACACTTTTGGATACTATCTTGCACCTACAGATCAGAGTTTAGATCCTGTGTATGGTCAAGTAGTTCTTCCTAATGCAACTGATGCGACAGGATATAAGTCATTCACTATTCCTGCTGCAACTATTAACCAGTATGTTCCTTGCAGACTGGGTTTTGTTCTGGTGCCTGATGGTAACCAGCAGAATAGTGTTAGTGAAGGTGACACACTTTCATTCTCTGAGACAAGTAACGGTTGGAGAACAAATCTCAGCAGCGCAGAGAATAACAACCTAGCAATGTTCTCTGAGAAGAGATTGAATTGGAATGAAAAGAATTTCACTAAGTGGTCTTCTCGCTGGTGGCAATACTGGGAAGATCTTCTTGATGGTGATGATGACTATGACGATGTGAAGATCTCATATCGTTTGAACTATGCCAATAGTGATTGGTTCTATGAAGGCATTCAGTGTTATGTCTTTGAAGATTCCATCACTCCTGAGTATATGGATCTTTCTCAGAAGGATGGTTGTGACGTTTCCATCTTTGAACCTGGTGGATTCTTTGATGTCACACTACAGCGTCACGAATGTGGGCAGATCACTGAAGACGGGTATGGATGTGGTAACTGTGAGGGTGACTATTCTGATCGTAGGAACGTAGTTCAAACTATTACTGCAACTAAGAATGCAACTCTAAGTATCAGATCTCACGGTGGTATGACTGGTGGATATGGTGAGTGTATTAAGTTCACTTGGTCTCTCAAGAAAAATGGTACCACTATCTACCAAGAGAAATCTCACGTAGAAGATTGGAAACGAATCGGAGAGGTCTTCCATACATTCTCTGTTGTTGAGGGAGATGATATCTCTTTCCACCTAGAAACGATTGATTCTGGTCACTTCAATGGTAGTGCTTCTCCTGCATTCGCTTTGAGGGATGAGACTGCTGGTGATCTAATCACTACGTGGACAGCAAAACTTACTACGATCTCTCACAAGATGCGTGGTACAAATGATTCTACCTGTGGCAAACCTGGTCAGGTCAGTCTGGTTGATATGTTTGACAACAGCAACAGCACTGTTGCTTGGACTTCTTCTGGTGGTGTTACTGGTAACTGGTTGACTGTGAACGGTCGTCCAAGATTTATTGATGGGAGGAAAGAAGTCGTAGACAATATGTCTGGACTGATGACCCGTGAAACTAAGAAAGGATTTACCTTTGTAGTTCAGTATGAGACGCTGAGTAACAATCGCATCAGATATAAAATCAATTCTGTGTTGGATACCTATGGTGCAGCAGGATATGCTGTAAATGAGAAGGAACGATACTTCCTTGGTGTGGATAAGAACGGTAATGGAGAGAGATTCTTCCAAGCAATTCGTGTAGATACTATTGATGGATCGCAGTGTGCCACCTCTGGTGTTGTTCAGACAGTTAATTTTGGTGCCATTGCTGCCAACGCAGAGCAAGGTGTTTTTGGGGTACCTGATCCTGTTCAGATGATTAACCTACAGTCAGTTAACAACAATTACTATGACATTGCTGTTAATGAACTGGTAGAGCACCTGTTTACAACTGACTTGTTAGATAGTTCTGGATCGGTATCCGAATACTATGGTGAACCTGTCACCCTGGTACAGTATTGGATCAGAAAGACTGCTAACAGTGAACCAGTTTACTTCTATCACGACTTTGTGTTTGGTGGAAACGATCCATTCAAGGTTCGTATGCGTGCCCAGATGATCTACAAAGATACTGAAATAGACAACGGTCAACCAGAGTCTGCCCTTGGATATAACTTCAGGTGGACTGTGGATTCAGTGCAGAGTTATGGTACTGGATACTATGATGGTCTTAGGAAACGCTTTGAGTTCCCAGACAGATCCGATGACAACTATGATGGTCAGGAGATCAGTGCTCCTTTCTATCCTAGTCAGAAGCAACTTCCTAAGAAGATTAAGATCAGAAACGCAGAGACCAATGCTGTTTCTAGGTCTGCTAAGTGGGCAATGTACCAGGAATCACACGACAGAAACAGTACAGTGTGGTATAGTAATCTGAGTAGATCTAAGTCTGCACAGTTTAATTTCTATCAGTTTGTTATTGAGGACGCAACCTAATGAAGAATGAAGGGTTTTGGGATCGTAAGTTGATGGCATCCAATCGTGAGTTGAATAGTCTGCGTAAGGCGATCAACGAGCACGAGGGCAACCCCAAAGCAATGAGGAAAAAGATTAAGCAAATCAGTAAATTTTACAAAAGTAGACTCGGGGAGCTTGCCCGCATAGATGACACTCTATATAATGTAAGGGAACACACACAGGAGGCTGCCGATGGCGACACGAGATCAGAAACTCAGGGGGATGAGCCTGCTGATAGAGAGTCTGATTGAACCAAACTCCGAACTCAGAGGTGAGGCTCACGCACAAAAGTGCTACCACGAACTGATGATGTATCGAGACGAGTGTATCGAATATTGTCGTCAACGGTACGCTCAAATTGTGGAGGAGCAATGATCAATCTCCACGAACGCTATGGTCACTATATGCACAACAAGCGTCTCCTTTTGGAGGAGGTTAATGAACCTCTGCTTGCATATGGTTGGTGTGACAACGGTAAGGACATCACTGGGTACTACGTCTTGACGGACAATCACTGTCTACTATATACTACTGACGGCAGTTTGAAAGAAATTACCGAACGTGTTAAAGGCGTGGAGACTGTGGAGCTATGCTCTAGGTAGGAAGGAGGGTCGCAGTGACAAAGAAGCAAACATCATTGCTGGTGTACGGACTATTATATTTCTCTCTTATTTTGTCACTAACTGTTTCATTATTAGCGGAGTGATCCGACACTGGAATGATCGACCTATTCCCAACCAAAATATATCCATCAAGTCATCAGAATCCTGACATTGTTCGGGAAATTGATGAGACTATCAACTACTTAGAGGAGACGGGTGACTGGCAACACAGTTCATACCTGTCTCCTTATGCTATGCAGGAGACGTTGCACGGTACCCATTCCAAGCAGCATCTCCTGCAGTTGTTTAAGAAGCATCCGATGCCACTGCTAGAATCTTTTCTGGGTGACGCTATCAATGAGTATGTTTCCAACTCAAAGTTACCTGTACCTGACAGTGCTTCTGCATATATAGAACCTATAAAGGGTTCCTGGACCATCAGTCAGTCTTGGATCAATGTCTGTCCTAAGGATAAGGCACAGGTCCGTCACACTCACGCAGGTCATCAGGTGTCTGGTGTGTACTATCATCGTACGGTGCCAGAACAGGGTGGGATCCTCTTCTATAATCCAAACCCATACTCAAAGATGTGTATGTTTGGTACCGAAGAGGGTATTTACTTTGACCCAACACCACAGTCTGTGATACTATTTCCTTCTTGGTTGGAGCATTCAACTGAGAAGAACAACACGGACATCAATCGTTACTCAATCGCATTCAACGTACATCTATTCTAACTATGAACAGTTCCGCACCCCGTAGCACCACCATCTATACGAAACCTGGTTGCCCTTTCTGTACTAAGATCAAAGAGATTTACAAAATCAAGGGTTGGAGTTATCGTGAGCAAGTCCTTAACGAAAACTTTTCTAGAGATCAATTCCATTCACAGTTTGGTGGGTCTGCCACCTTCCCCCAACTGATTGTCGATGGCGAGAACACAGGTGGTTGCAACGAAACACTAGCAACATTCAAAAAGCGAGGTTTGATTTGACAGAAGTAGACAAAGTTGGTGAACTGTGTGAACTCATTGAACGTGCGGTAGACGTAGCAATGAGAGACGGTAAGTATCTTTTGAAACTCTACCCACATATGCTCAATCAAAAGTTTACTCGTAAAGAATGCACTGCATTCATTGAGTCTGGTACTGCATCTAACATAGCAGTAACGTGTTATGACCTTGAGAAGTACATCACAAAACCAGATAAAGTTGTGAAAGAGGCGTACGGTTATCTTTCAAAACCACAAGCAAGAAAGTTGCATAAATTCCTTTATGGAATTCTTGAAGATGCTTGGCAGTATGAGAAGGATCGTCGCCCAGGTCGCAAGAAAAAAACTAAATAGTTTGAAACCAACACAATCGATAGGAGGAGTCCAACCTTCGTAATAATCAAATAGTTTAGGAGAGAACCGATGCAGGAAGCGGTTTATGTTTTCGCTCTGTTTGGAGCGTTCCTTCTGGGAGGTATGTTCTTCTGGATGGCAAAGGACTACATCGAAGCGTTCATTGACAACGCAGCTTATGCCAAAGCGATTACGCATCCTGAGATGCTTGATGCAGATGGTAACGTGAACCAAGAAGAGTTACTCTACTTGCGTTTTACTGATGACGATGGTATGATTGACGACGAAGACGACTACTAATTATGATTCTTGTCGATATGAATCAGGTGATGATCGCAAACCTTATGGTTTCGCTCAATCAATCTGATGAACTGCAAGAAGGTATAGTTCGTCATATGGTTTTGAATTCTCTGCGACGTTATCGCTCAGAGTTTTCTAAAACCTATGGCGAACTTGTCTTATGTTATGACAGTAAGCATTACTGGAGGCGTGAAGTCTTCCCGTACTACAAAGGTACCAGGAAGAAAGATCGAGCAAAGTCAAAGCACAACTGGGATAACATCTTTGACCTTCTCAACACACTGAAAGCAGAATTCAAAAATAATCTTCCATACAAAGTTATGGAGATTGATGGTGCCGAAGCAGACGACATCATTGCTGTCCTGTGTAAGCATCAGGGTCTTGCTAACATCAGGTTGCAAAACAATATGCAACCCCCAGTCAAGACTTTGATCTTGTCTGGTGACAAAGACTTCATTCAACTCAAGCGGTACGGGTATGTTACCCAGTACAATCCTTGCCTCAAGAAATACATCGAAGGTCTAGATCCTAAGATGTATATCGCTGAGCACGTTCTCAAGGGTGATAGGAGTGATGGTATTCCCAACTTCCTTTCAGATGATAGTTGTCTGGTAGAAGGACGTAGACAGAAACCCCTGGCAAAGGTTAAGATTGCTAGGTGGGTAACACAATCTCCAGAAGACTTTTGTCCAAACGATGAGTTGATGCAACAGTATCTGCGTAATCAACGACTGATTGATTTTGATTTCATTCCAAAAGAGATCAGTGAAAAGATTATAGATAACTATGAGTCTAATGTTCCTCCAGTAAGAGGAATGCTTTACCCATATTTTATGGAAAAGCAATTGACTGATCTGCTACATTACGTAAGTGAATTTTAACGATGAAACTACTGATTTCTGAAGTGCTGCAAAAAGCACACAATGCCAAGACCAAGGCAGAAAAAATCAAAATCCTGCAGGATAACAACAGTCAAGCACTGCGATCCCTGTTTATCTGGAACTATGATGACAGCGTGATCTCTATTCTGCCCGAGGGTGAGGTACCCTATACCCCTAACCCAGCACCCCTGGGGACTGAGCATACCCGTCTAGAGAATGAAGCACGTAAGTTCTTCTACTTCATCAAGGGTGGTGCCGACAATGTTCCTAGTATCAAGAAGGAGAATATGTTTCTTCAGATGCTGGAAGGTCTGTACAAGGACGAAGCAGAAGTTGTCTGCTTGGTCAAGGATAAGCAACTGCAAAAGAAGTACCGAATCACCCTCGCTGTAGTGAAGGAAGCGTTTCCTTCTATTCAGTGGGGGAATAGATCTTGAGGTTTATTAAACAGAATTGCAACCCCGAAGATGCCAATGATAAAACTCTTCCAGTCACAGCATTCTTGGTAACCTACGTCGATAATGGTGTTACCTTTCACGATCTGGTGATGCCTAAGAAGCGAGTGGAAGCATTTGATTATTATTGGGATCGATATCGGGAAGGACTTATCTCAATCACACAAGCAGAGGGGAGAGTTAATCCAAAGATATGGGAACCACCAAAGAAAAAATGAGTATCTACACGTTTGGAACTAAAGCACCCGAAGAGAGTGCTGAAGAAACTCAAGAGGAGGTTGAGCAGGTAGTAACACCTGAGATGGTAGGTGCCTTTATTGGTACCGTATTTGCACTTCCACTTGTGCTAATGTTTGCTTGGAACTGGTCACTGCCTGCCATCTTTGGATGGAAAGCAATCAACTACTTCCAAGCAATGTGTATCACTATTATTATTAAACTACTGAAATGACAAAAGTCTGCTTCGTATCTGTCACTCCTGACGCTGAAAAAACTATGGGTTACATTGCTCGTGTGAGCAATCCTTCCAACCAGGACAACCCAAACGTTGCAGGTCTTCTGAAGTATTGCATCAAACACAACCACTGGTCTGTGTTCGAGCAAGCAACGATGACACTGGAGATCAACACTACCAGAGCAATCGCAGCTCAAATTTTGCGTCACCGTTCGTTCACATATCAAGAGTTTTCCCAGCGGTATGCTGACAGTTCTCTCTTGGCAGATGAGATTCCTCTGTTCGATCTTCGTCGTCAGGATACAAAGAACCGTCAGAACTCTATTGATGATGTCGATCCTTTCGTTAAGCAAGAACTGGAGATCACTATCAAGCGACACTTCCAAAGTGGTATGGATATCTACAAGCATATGCTTGAGATGGGAATCGCAAAGGAGTGTGCAAGGATGGTGCTTCCTCTCGCCACGCCCACTAAAATCTATATGACGGGATCTTGCAGGTCGTGGATCCATTATATCTCCCTGAGGTCTGCTAATGGTACCCAGAAGGAGCATATGGACATCGCTGAACTTGCTAAGCAGCATTTCATTTGTAAGTTCCCCACTGTTTCTGAAGCACTTGGATGGTGTGAAGATGACTGTGGTTGCACCGAGCAACTGGATGACTGTGATTGTCTTGCCCCATCATTGAGGATTGACTGATGCTTCTCACCTACATCCTTGTCATTCTGATCATCCTTTTCATCGCTATGTACAGCGTAGAAGAGTTTTGGAAACTGATCTACTACATTGAGTTGGAGATTAAGTTTGCTTGGATCAAGGCAAGGATGTGGTGGATGGCACAGTCAATGAAAAGACAACTAAAACGAGACCTCAAACGTATAGATAAACTTACAGAGGAAATTCGCAACAACAAGGACAAAGATTAATGCCTAGCTACGATTGGATCAACAAAGAAACAGGAGAGATCACGACAAACTTTATGTCGATCCACGATCTCGATAAATACAAAGAAGAACATCCCGAGTTGGAACGATACTTCGGGAACCAGAACGTTGCTACCGTCTACGGTAAACCGAAACAGTCTGAAGGATTCAAGAGCGTGATGCAAAAGATCCAGAAGGCACACCCTGGAGCAAACCTTAGTAGATTTACTTGATTATGCCTGCACCTAGAGGAAAGCGTAAGACTCCTATGACAGCAAAGCAGATGCGAAGAAAGAAACCAATCAATCTTGATCATCTCAAGACGATTGAACCTCTTACTGACAACCAGGAAACAGTATTCAATTCGTATGCTGAGGGTAAGAACCTCGTTCTTCACGGTTGCGCTGGTACTGGTAAGACCTTTATCAGTTTGTACCTTGCACTTAAGGATGTACTAGAACCATCTTCTCCCTATGAGAAGGTATATATGGTACGTTCTCTTGTTCCTACCCGCGAGATTGGTTTCCTTCCTGGAGACCACGAAGATAAGAGCAACCTGTACCAGATTCCGTACAAGAATATGGTTAGGTATATGTTTGAGATGCCTGATGACTCAGCATTTGATATGCTCTATGATAATCTTAGGTCTCAGGAGACGGTATCTTTCTGGTCAACTTCTTTCATCCGTGGTACCACGCTGGACAACTGCATCATTATTGTTGATGAGTTTTCCAACTTGAATTTCCACGAACTTGATAGTATCATTACTCGTGTCGGACAAAACTCTAAGATCATCTTCAGTGGTGACTACACGCAGTCCGACCTCGTAAAGAGCAATGAGAAGAATGGTGTCCTAGATTTTATGCGTATCCTTCAGACGATGCCTTCGTTTGAATGTGTAGAGTTTGGTATCGAAGACATCGTTAGATCTGGTCTCGTACGCGAGTACCTGATCAGCAAAATTAACCTTGGGTATTGATTATGTTTGAATTAGTGGGACCTCCTGTTCCACTAACTGAATTGAACTCCGTTACTAAAGATAGCGGTCTTCGTCTTTATGAAGTTAGTGAAGGTAGATGGTACCCGTCCATCACGACGGTTACCAGTCACCGAAAGAAAGACTCTATTATTAAATGGAGGAAGCGTGTCGGTGAAGAGCAAGCGAATAAGATCTCTGGTCGTGCATCTGCTCGTGGAAACAAGTATCATTCTATGGTAGAATGTTACCTGAAGAACGAAGAGGTGCCAAAGGATGATAAAAATCCTCTTGCTACTTATCTTTTTAAGTCCTCCCGTTCGACGCTGGATAGGATCAACCGCATTCACTTGCTGGAAGCTCCTCTCTACAGTGATCATTTGCGTATTGCTGGTCGTGTTGACTGCATAGCAGAGTTCGATGGAGAGCTTGCTGTGATTGACTTCAAGACTTCTACGAAACCCAAACAAGAATCCTGGATCGAGAACTATTTTGTTCAAGAGACAGCGTACGCTGCAATGTATTACGAACGTTGTGGCGTTGCAGTTGAGAAGGTTGTCACTATCATTGCCGTAGAAGATGGCAGTGTACAGGTGATCGAGAAGAGAAACTTGGATCAATTATATAAACTGCTCCACGAATACATTCACGACTTCAATAGTGCCTATCAATGAAAGAATTCCAAGACAAATTTATGACTCAAACGAAATTTTCCTCTCTTGTAGAGGAAGTGGTGAAGAACAGCAATGGTCTGGTGAATTATATCGATGCAGTCGTAGTTGTCTGTGACGAGTTCGACATTGAGGTGGAGACAGTCAACAAATTGATTTCAAGACCCCTCAAAGATAAGATCAAGTACAACGCTCAACAACTTAACTACGTTAAAAAAACGTCAAGAGGAGTGTTACCGCTATGAGCGAACCGTTTTATCAGTCGGAAGTCGTACGACAGGAACTGGTAGATATGCAGAGTCTATACAAAGACCTGTATGATATTTCAATTCGCTTCCCCTCGATGACCCAAGACGAGAAGGCAGAGCACCTGGAAAAGACAATGGCATTGGTTGCCAAACAAAAACTTTTCTATGGTAGACTTTCTCTGATGGCATTGGAGGACCAAGAAGCAGCGGAGATCAAGATCCGCATCGACCAAATGACCCATATGTACAGCGGCGGTAAGTTGATTACCGATGTCCTGGATGATATGGAGAAGCGTCTCAAGTCCTGGAAAAAGGAACTTGACAGCACTAAATAGAAGTGTTACCCTATCTGGGTAGTACAAAAACACAACACACTAAAACACGAACACACTTATGTCTTTCGCATCCCTTAAAAAATCCTCTGGTTCCAATCTGAACAAGCTCACCAAAGAACTTGAGAAGATGAACAGCGGCGGCAAGCAAACCGACGACCGTTTGTGGAAACCTGGGGTTGACAAATCTGGTAACGGATTTGCCATCATTCGCTTCCTCCCTAACAAAGGTGATAGCGACCTGCCTTGGGCACAGGTCTGGAGTCACGCATTCCAAGGACCAGGTGGTTGGTTGATCGAGAACTGCCCGACAACCAAAGGAGAGAAGTGCCCTGTATGCGCTCACAATTCTACTCTGTGGAATGCTGGTCGCGAGTCTGACAAAGACATCGCTCGTAAGCAGAAGCGCAAGTTGTCCTACTACGCTAACATTTATGTCTGCAAAGACCCTCTGAACCCAGAGAACGAAGGCAAAGTCTTCCTGTATAAGTTCGGTAAG